GCAAAGCTCGTGAGGAAATGCGTAATGGCGTAGTTCGCATCACACCATTGATCAAGGGTTTCGTTAAGGTTGAACACGTGATGAAGAGTCATCCAACTAGCGAAAGCGTCAGCGGCAATGTAGACTATTATGACCCGCGGCTTATACAAGGTAGGTATCCACATTACCAAGTAGCCACAGGCCCCGTCACTTACAGTATGACCAAGTACCTAGCCTACATGTGGCACCCATCAGCAACATTTGGGATGCCCATGTCAGAGGATGACCCCCGTCCAAGGACGAATATTGTGTACACCAGTGGCCTATCAGCTGAAGCAATCGGTGACTGCCTTGATACCCATTCCAAACGGATCGAGAGATCCGGCGGAGTGGTTTATTACGAGGCGGATGCTGTGCGCTTAGACGCCCACTGTAATACACAATCACTTGAGACGAAACATCGCGTGTACACACGCCTTAAGGTGAAGAGATGGCAATTGAGAGCATTAGAGCAAGTCATGCGCACAAAGGGTTTCACCCGGCGTGGCATCGAATATACCATCGAAGCTACTGTTCAATCAGGTAATGGTGACACCTCCTCTGGGGATGTCATCATTTGCGCAGTGCCAAGTGATTACATATTCAAACTGATTAAAGCATCACCGTGGATGTACGTCATTTTTGGCGTTGGCGATGATAACCTCACGCCAATGTCCAGATCAATATGGCAAGCATATGTGGTGATGGCTCAGAGAGTGTGGACATCATTAGGACTGAAGATGGAGATGTTAGTCATGACAAAGTTGGCAGACGTGGAATATTGTTCGGGGCGCTTTTACCCAACAGATACAGGTTTGGTTTACGGCCCCAAGATTGGCCGTATACTTGCTAAAACATTCTACGCCAAGCACGACTACTCAGATAGTCAGGGACCCCGATGGCTTCGTGCCGTTGCTCTAGGGCTCCTTAGAGACACTGCTTTCATACCCGTCTTGCGTGTACTGATACCATGCATCCTCGACATCACAGCTAACCGAAAAGCCTTAGTTATTGAAGAGGAGCAACGACCACATGCTCTACACTGGCATCAAGCCACTGTAGAAACTTGGAACATGTGCGAGCATTTGTATGGTGTCACAACAACGCAGTTGCTGGAGCTCGAGCGCTGGCTGGCGCAAAAGGTCACGTCTTTACCTATGTTGCTGTCACATCCAGTTTTGACAGTGATATTGGACCGTGATTTACCACGCTTAGATCAACGACGACTAAGTCAGGTGTACCCGTACGCCACCATCGGTGTCTCAGACATCTATAGGTTGGCCTGCGACAAATTAAGTACACCAGTCATATTACACATTCTCTTTGGAGCCCCCCTGCTCGAGGAGTCACTGAAACACTTTGGTGGCCCT